TTGGCAAAAGTGATCGAGGTTGGCTTTGATCCTTCATATCTGTTCCGGTGTAGATAAGCGCTATCCCTCCAGACGGCAAAGAGAACGCGAACGTTTCCGTCCTCATAGTGGAGGTCTGCATTGTTCCATGTGCCGATTGCCCAGTTGTGACCCTTCATGTACGCTTCAAAGAGAAGCCTTTCTATTTCTGAGTGAGGGCTACCGGTTGAACCGAGCCAGTTGGCTTGAATTGCTGTTGGGGCGCTCATGCTATCTCCAGGGCTTCGTTAGAGAGGCTGCGGAAAATTTCTGCCCGTAGTTTCCAGTTAGGATACGCAGTGAGATACTGGGGGTAGTTCTTGTTTACCGTTTCTTGATAAATTGCTTTTTCAAGAAGCCATGTATGAGCTTTCTCTTGCCATGTTGGCGCATCGAGATTTCGATTGGCAATATCTGAGAGAACTACAGCGATTTCATTTACTCCTTCGAGTTTGGGTCCACCAAACTGAGTGTTCAAGTAAATTAGAAGGGTTGCCATGCGGCGAATGTCGAGAATGTCGTCTTTGTTCATGAATTTCTCCAGGGATTCTTTTGAAGTTCTTCCAAGAGCATCATCTTGGCGTCGGCAAGTGGAAGGGCAAGGTCGTACATAAGCTGGCGTGCCCTTTCGAGAGTCCAAGCAACCTCATCAACAGACTTGCCGAAGAGGTTAGCCAGGACTTCGATGCCGGAAGGGGCATCTGCGTCTACTGAATCATGCACAGTTCTTCTCCTTTGAATTCAAAGCGCCAAGTTCTTATTACCGGGACACCTTCGTTTTCTGCTATTCCAACCATATGACGGGTTCCACTTCCTCCCTTGAAGGCGACTACAAGGTGGGGCTTTTCTTTAAGTAGCTTGTAGTTGCGCTTGCGACCGGCCAGCTTCTTTGCGTTTATACCTTTGGTCCAGTTGGCATAAATGGTTGTCACCGGAATACCATGTTTCTCTGCCCACATTACTGCCCAGGTATCTGCGCCCCTTGCTCCACCCTCAACAAGCGATGTAATTGGCATTCGTTTGTGGACGAGTTCAAGGAATTTTATTAGAAAGTGGACATCTTCAAACTTGCGACCGCCACAAACAAGTACCTTCATGATTCTTCCTTTTCTATTTTGCGAGAGCGAAACTCAGGAACCCTTGCGTCCGGGATTTCATACTCACCGACTAGCTCTTGATACCGGTCGGCCATCTTGATTGCAACGTCCTCAAGGTTCATATCTAGTGTGTCTGCAACTAAAGCGATGATTTTTGAGGCGTGAGCGCGACTAATATGAGGGCCAAGCTGGTTGCGCATGAGGTCGGTTGCGTATGTATACGGGTAGCGAGGGTCTGACACGGTTACTATCTCCTTGAATGAGTCATTACTGACTGAAGTTTAGCGATTAAAAGAAAGACGCGAAAGCGCCTTTGGGTTTGGGTTATTTCTTAGAAGCCAGCTTGAATAGAAGCTCGCGTTCTTCCGGGTCCATCGCTGCGAGCTTCTTGGCGAGCTTGCGAGCGCTGTTGCTTGGTGCCAGGGTGGCCCTAGTGTCATCTAGAGCAGCCTGGAGACGCTCTTGGCCGACATGAAGGTCTACAAGGTCAACATAGACCTGAAGAACGTCGCCAATCTTGATTCTCGGCGCACCTTGGGGCATTGCCTCGCTACGAAGACGCTCATAGAGCGTCTTGGTGAGGGTGATGACTTGCCGGGTGTGTTCGGTGTCGCCGTTGTGACTGTAGTTGGCGTACTCTGGTGATTCATCATTGGGATGTTTCATGGGTGGGCTCCGTGTGGTGTTGCATGAAGTATAGCTGCGTCTGCAAACTTTTACAGACGAAAAAATGGCCCACTAAGGGGCCAACCAGGAGGAGACTTGAGAGATGTGGCCTAAGTATAGGCCACTTCAATGTTATTTAGCAACTTATTGGGCCGCACGTTTCTTTTGCCTTGGGTCTTCCTCATCATCTTCCTCATCATAGGCTTCAGGCGGTAGACCAAAGCCAATTGCATGGGTGCTTGGCGGCTCTTGTTCTTCTGTGTTGGGGTTTAGAAATAGACCCCAAGGTACATTATTAAGGATCATCGGTAGGCCAATAATGGCAGCAAGGAAGAGAGAGGGGTCGTGAAGAAGGTAGGAAAGAGCGGCTGTTATCAGCGTTAGTAGAGCAATGATTCCAATAGCGTAGGGCATGTATATCCTTGTTTTTTCTAAAAGCCTACTTTAAGCGAGCGATTCTGATTCCACAATAGCCGAATAGGGGAAATCTTGACCAGGCGGCAATATATTTTCAGCAAAACCGGGCGTAGCTTGAACAATTGCAAGCCTTTGCTCCGCATGACGCTTCAGATACTTATTAGAGTCGTCTTGAAAGTCCACGACGAAGCAGACGTTTTCGCCTTTCTTCTTGGCCCGCAGTCCTCGACCGATACGCTGACGCAGGGCAACTTCAGCCTTCCCACCGCCAGCGAGAATGACCATTCCCAAAGCGGGTACGTCCACACCCACATCAAGGATCGTTGAGCCAATCAGTACGTCGATAGCGCCACGCTCAAGAGCCCGAAGCACCGACTTGCGCTCGTCTTGTGCGGTATCACCAAAGATGAAGTTGGCTCGCAGCCCTTCGGCTTCTAAGCGCTCTAGAAGGTGCGCCCCGTGTGACTTGTGCTGAACCAGAATCATCACCGGGAGTTTGTGCGCCACAGCGTTCGTCGCTTCTTTGACGATGGAAGTATTACGCTCGGTGTTGTCGGTAATACCTAGACGGTATGCGGACTGCCAGGGCGTTGACTTCAGCAGGTGGGGCGGCTTGATCAGCCCCTTGACGTACTTGAAGAACGGCTTTGCCAGGATGCCGCGGTCGATCAGGGTCTGCTCGGAGACTCGGTAGATGATGGGACCGAAAGCGGCCATCAGCCTCATGTTGGACTCTTCCTCTTCTTTCATGAAGGGAGTGGCGGTCAGGGCCAGCCGGTAGTGAGCGTTCTTGCAGTGCTTGAGGATCTCGTAGTAGCTGTTGCCTGACGCCTCGTGCGCCTCTTCTCCGATCACTAGCTCGAACTTGGACAGCAGGTTGATCATCTTGGACTGCTCGCCTCGCTGCTGCTGTTGCTTCTGGGCCGTTGTACGTGGGTCTGGATCGGCCAACTTGGCGACGATGGTCTGCACCATCCCTACGCTCATTTTCTTTACGGCCTGGCGGGTCACTCCGTCCTTGTCAACGAAGGTGTGACCGAACTGTCCATCACCCAGGACCGAGCACTGCACGCCCATGTCCTTCTCGAAAGCGTCCTTCATCTGGTACATGAGGATCGAACGAGTGGTCAGGAACAGGGTAGGGCGGTTGATGCGGGCGTAAGCCAACTTTGCAATTCTTGTGTTATGAGTGACAGTAAAGTCGCCAAGCATGAATAGATGATCGCCGTCTAGCTCAAAGCCGTAGTAATCACCATCTCCGATGGCTTCTACACTCAATCCTGTTACAAGGTGGTCCTTCTTTTGAAGTCTCGCTGGCGCCTTCCTGCGCTCAAGACGCACAGGGATTTGACTTAAATCTCCACTGATTGTCATGGAAAAATATGTTCCGACGACCCCGTTATTACAGCAAGTTTTTTGACAAACGCTTTTGTAGGCAGAAAAACCTAGTGAGCGAACGACAAATAGAACGTCATCGAATAGTCGTTCCTCCTTCAGAGTAAGATACATGCACTTGCCGTCAAAATAACCATCGGTATCAAGAACGCCAGCCAACAACGCTAGGCGGGCATTACGCGATGCGGTCTTATATGAATACGGGACGAACTTTTTGGCAGCCTTGTTGTCAACTGACGCAAACCCAAGTTCGCGCAACGCCACCATTAGTGGATTTGCCTTGCCACCAGTTCTGCCGGCCGTAAGGTAGATTGCAGATGCTGCATTTTCAGATTTCGGGATTGCGTTACAGAGCAGCCCCCATTCAGAAGCCTGACTCTCAAGCATTGATTGAATCTCAGCATCAGCGGTTGTAACGCTTACTGTGCCGCTTATCGAGCCGTCGCCAAGAATTACACCAAGTAAGTACGGATCAACAAGCAGCGGCGCAGTTGACCTAAACTCTACGCCGGTGCGCCAACCCTTGTGGGTATGCTTAAAAGTTTTGCTTTGTGCTAGGTAATCTTCGACGTTAATGTTGACAACGCCGCCCTTTGGATACTTATCACCGTCACGAAGTAAGCCTCGATAGCCACGACTTGTCTTTTTGAGGGAAAGAATATGGGCGTCGTTAACAACATAAGGTTCGCCTTTGACCGGAGTCACACGATAGAGGTTGCTGCGACCGGAGCAGACCGATAGAACCGTTCGCGGCGTGCTATCTGGACCCATTAGCAGATCGCCAGTAAGTACATCCTGAACGTTTTTGATGGTCCCATCGAACATGAGCACGGGCGTATCTTTACCGAGACACTTCCCGCCCCCTGTAGCGATCTGGGCGATGCCATTGCCGTGCTTGATCAGCTTCTCGACCACGCCCATCTGGAAGTCATACCTGGGGTCATCCGGGAAGCTGTCCACAACGGGCACCAGTGGCCCTAGAGCCTCGGGTAGAGGGTTGCGCACCAGCTTTGGCTTATAGCCAGCTCTCGCTAACCCAGCCATGACGTAGTGAACAAATCCGGCCGGGAATGTGCCTGTCTTGAAGTCTAGAAAGGACGAACGCCCATCCCAGTGGCCCTTTTTGAAGAGGTCTGATTGATCAGAGCCGGCCACCAAATATGACAACAGACGCTGGACCTCCAGCTTTACTTCCCTGGTTGGCTCATGAAGTTTGGCTAAAACTGCGTTTGAGGCGATAGTAACGAGTTTGTTTGGCATTATTGGCATTGACATTCTGTTCCATAGTCTCTAGTATAAGTTACTACTGACTTACCTAACAAGAAAGATCAATGGAAAAGCTGACTATCCAGAATGTAGACCCCAAGAGCCTGGCTAAGAACGACTACAACACGAATATCGTGTCGCCAGCTAACGAGTTGAAGATTGAAGCGAGCCTAAAGCGCTTTGGCTTCTTCAAGCCTGTGCTTGTGCGAGATACCGCAGATGGCATGGAAATCGTGGGAGGTCAACATCGCTGGGAAGCTGCTGTCCGTATGGGGCTGACTTCGATCCCAATTATTAGTCTCGGGATAATTGGAGATAAAACGGCTAAGGAAATCAGTCTCACCGATAACGGTCGGTATGGTTCAGATGACACCCTGCAGCTAGCCCAGCTTCTAGAAACACTCGGAAGTCCAGCAGACCTGGCTACGTTTATGCCATTCGATAGCCATGAACTTGAGCAGATTTTCTCTTCCGTAAACATCGCTCTTGACTCCCTGGAGCTTGATGCGGATCAAGACGCTGCCCCGATTGTTCCTCCGACCCGCAAGGTTCAAGAGTTTTCCGTAATGCGGTTTCGCGTACCTATGAACGATGCCGGATGGGTGACAGAACTTATCGAGAAGACCATGAAGACAAACAAGCTGACGGACCAAGATTCGCTAACGAATGCCGGTGACGCTCTAGTGTTGCTGCTAAAGGAGCTTAAATAATGCCTGGACCGAGCGTTTTTACGCGAACACATGATTTGACCGGGCAACGGTTTTCCATGTTGGTAGCGGTTTCGCTGGACCGAGCGAAGTCAATTAGCGCTAAGACGGTGCATTGGGAGTGTCAATGCGACTGCGGCAAAACATCTATTGTTGCGGCTTCAAGGCTCAAGAACGGTACATCTAGGTCATGTGGCTGTTTGGTGAAGACGACTCGCAAAGTACAACATGGCATGTGCGGAACGTCAGAATATCAAACCTGGAGAAATATCCGCATGCGCTGCAAGAATAAGAACACTGTGAACTACAAATACTATGGCGCACGCGGCATCACGGTATGCGAAAGATGGGACGAATCTTTCCAAAACTTCTATGACGACATGGGCCTCAAGCCAACACCAGAGCACTCAATAGAAAGAATTGACAACGATGGAAACTATGAACCATCGAACTGCATGTGGGCGCTAATGGCAGATCAGTCAAAGAATAAAAGAGCGTTTAGGACGGCGCTATGAGTAAACGAGAAAGCCACTATCTAGACAAGTTTCCTGAGTGCAGCGGCTGCATCAATCGGAAATTCGACCCGTTCCAGTGTCAAGAGTGCGTTAACGGCTCTCGCTTCGAGGCGGAAAGCACAGATGTCTATATCGAGGATATAACTTACGACAATTTTCTTGACCTGATGAGGATAAGCGAATGAGCGAAGCTATGAATATCAAACCAAAATTGATGGATACGGCCTGGCTAAAGCCGTACGAGAACAATGTCAAGCTCCACGACGAAGCTCAGATCAAGAAAATTGCCAAGTCAATCAGTGATTATGGCTGGACGACAGCAATCGTCACTGATAAGAACGGCGTAATCGTTGCCGGTCATGGGCGCCGCGAGGCAGCAATTCTTTTGGGGCACAAGAAAGTCCCAGTATTGGTGCGCGATGACCTAACCGACGATCAAATCAAAGCGCTTCGCCTTGCGGACAATCGGGTGGCCATCAGTAAGTTCGATGGCGAGGCACTCCGTCGTGAGCTTGAGGCCATTGATATCAGCATGGAAGGGATTTTCGACGCCAAGGAGTTGGATTTCGTTAATGCCGATCTGTCTGTCATCGACACTTCCAACTTTATGGATGATGTTGAGACTGCTGTGCGCGAACAGGCCGACGAAACCGCAATGAAGGTTTCCCAGGTTGACGAGCGAGAAGTGCCAATTGCGAAGGCTGTTGGATTCAAAACTATCAAAACTAAGGACGAGAAGTATGTCGCAACATTCATCGCAACAATCGAAGCAAGCTCAGGCAAACAAGGTTCGGAAGCATTCGTCAAGTTCGCAAAGGACTATGCAGAGGCAGTCTGAGCAAGAGCTGATTGACGAGGCGTACGAGAACTTGCCTCAAAAAATTCGCATTGGGTACATGACATGGGCAATCGAAGTTTCCGAATCTGCCGACTCTTCGGTAAACAAAGAGTTTGGGCACATGAATCAACTAAGCCAAAAGATTCGTCTTCGACCCGACCAGACTCCGCAGAGTCTAGCCAATACATTCATTCATGAATGTTTGCATGCTATTCATTGGGTTTACGGTTTGTGGCGTGGCGACCCTGATGAAGAACAGTTTGCGAATCAAACCGCGAATGGCCTTTGCGCCCTATTCCAAGATAACCCAGAGTTTGAAACTTGGTTTCTTAAATACAACAGGCTGAGTGACTAATGATTTACACCATTGACAAGAGATATAAGACCTCGGTTGAAAGAACGCCAAGGGTACTGGAGGTAGCTGAAGCCTTCGGTCTTGGCCTTTCTGACCGAGAGTTTGTGGTCTTCGATGACTGCAAAGTTGAGGTACGCGAAGGCGATGTTGTCTATATCACGGGCCAGTCTGGGTCTGGGAAGTCAACGATTCTTCGTGAACTCAGTCTACAGATGCAGGCGGAGGGTAATGTTGTAGCCGATATTGACAAGGTTGAGATGCGGGAATGCAGCCTTATCGACCAAATTGGCAAAGACACTCAAGACGCACTCAATCTTTTGTCAATTGCGGGCCTTAACGATGCTTATCTATTTATCAGGAAGCCATCGCAGCTATCAGATGGACAGAGGTATCGCTTTAGGCTTGCCAAGATCATCGAAAGCGGCGCCAAGGTTTGGACTGCAGATGAGTTTCTAGCCGTGCTAGATCGAACTGCAGCCAAGGTTATCGCCTTCAACATTCAACGAACGGCTCGACAAGTTGGAGCGACTTTGCTTGTAGCCACAACACATGACGACATGGTGGCAGACCTGGCACCAAGCCTTGTTGTTGTTAAGAAATACCGCGAGCAGGTTTCAATTGTTCGCCCACCTGAAGGATTTAAGCATGAGTAAGACCGATCTGCAGCCCGTATACGACTTCCAAAGCGTGGTGGTAGGTGCATCACACCAAACACCCGTCGTGGCGCTGTTTACAGCCCCTTCCTGCGCCCCCTGCAAGCTCTTGAAGCCGGTGCTGACGGGTCTTGCATTTCTGTATCAGTTCCCGCTTGTCACTTTTGACGCTGCGGCACAACGCGGCCTGGCTAACGGCCTCATGGTGCGCTCCGTCCCTACTGTGCTGGTTTATTCAAAGGGGAAGGAAATTACGCGCTTCACGGGCGTTAAGGATCGTGACGCTGTGATGTTGGCTCTTGCAAAGGCTGGTGTTTTCCAGCAGACCGTATGAAGACGGTCGCACGCTACCTATTGGCTGGACTCCTGGGAACAATGATCCTTATGTGCATCGCCTCGGACAAATTGGAACGATATGCAGAACACAAAGAATTGGGATGTAGAAGTAGAGCGCCGTGAACTGAAGAAGGGCCACCGCCTATCCTTGTTGAATTCGATTTACATCGAGCGCGGGGAAACAGCGGATTGGAACCTACTTCATGAATTGCATTACAAGGCAGAGAACCTACCTGCCGGGCCTCAGTATTTCCGTGCAGCGTTAAACGACTCTACGATTGGTGTTGGCGTAATGTCCAACCCAAAGATGCTCCTGCGTGGCAGAAACAATCTTATGCCGCATATGAAGCCAAATCAAAACGGCATGGACAACTCGCTTATCAATAGACATCGAGCCAAGTGGATGAACAACGAGATTCGCTGTAACTCTCGCCTTGTTCTTGACACGATGTATCGAGGAGCTGGTGTGGCGTACCGCATGCAGAACATCATGATGAGGATGACTGGCGCTAATATCATCGAGTTTCAATCCTCAATGTCTAAATTTAATCCGTTTGCGGCAAAAGCTGGACCGAATGACCAAGAAGGCGTAATGAAGGAGCTTACTGAAATGTCGGCGCCAGTACGGGCCAAATGCGTAGACGAAATGCGTAAACTTTATTTTGCCGTCAGTGTCCTTGAAAAATCAGGGGACAACCGAATGAATGGCACAAGTCGAGTTGACGGAATGACAGAGGTCTACCTTCTTAAGTCACTCCAACAAGTAATTTTCGCCTCGCCTCTTTACGGGCTTTATAAGAACCCCGATTACAAGATTGCTCTCCCAGCACGTATTCCTCTTTTGGCTTTCGACAATCAGCCTGTAGACGCCCCCTTGCGCCTCGATCTACTATGAACCTAACTTCCAAACAAAAGCAAATCCTCTCGCTCCTGGTGGCTGGTAATCCAGATGGCACTCCGCTTGACCTCGATGAACTCCTGGACCGACTTGATTACAGAACTAGTAAACAGTCCATGCAGTTTTCTGTAAGGGCATTGGCTGCCAAAGACCTAATTCAGAAAGAGCCAACAGAAAACCGCAGGGGGCGATCAAGGAGAATTTTTACCGTAACTCCTTTGGGCCACCATTGGTTTAAGGGATGCTGTCCGCCACTAATCCCAATGAAAATTGAGGATGTTATTGACATGGCTGACTTAGCCTTGATGGAGGACGAACTTGGACTTTAATCCGCAGCTTCCTTCATCGTCCTCCCATAGTATTATTAAGAACTTAGAAGAAGAAGTTAAATACTCTATGGGAGGACAAACAAGGACAAACAAGGAAGAAGAGGATGTAAGTCAAAGTCCTTTAAGTATAGTTGGAGAACTGTTTGAGATTGGGATCGCCGGTAACGCAGCCATCTCCGGGTTGATGGGTTTCCAAACAAAAGTAGAAGACCGGTCGGCTTGGCAGTTGGTGGATGATGTTTGGGTGAAGACACCAAACTGGTTTCACAACAAATCTCCTGAAACTGAGGAACTGTTTGAAGAACTCGGTGTGACATGGCTGCCAATAGAAGTTGAAGGTGGCTACATCGCGGTTGTGTCCTTTAAGTCGCTCGCCTTCGTTACCAAGATATTCAAGAGTTACGGCACAGCAAGAGCTTGCGCCCTCCATCACATTCTTTTAGTCCAGGACAGCGATGACAGCACCTAAACCAGCACCGATTGGGCCAAGGTCCACAAAGAGGGTAGTTCCTCCAGAAACATGGAATGAGGTCGAGAACGCATGGACGCATGGAAAGTTTGCGACTATTGCGGACGTTGCTGCGCATTTCAAAATACAAGAGAAGACGGTAAAGAGCCGCTTCGTCGAAAGAGGTATTCGACGCGGATCGGCCATAGAAGATTACAACAAAAAGATTCAGAAGGAGCTTGATAAACAAGCCGTCAAGGACGCCAAGCTCGTTGCTGACCGCATCGCTGAGACACGCGAGGAACACTACCGGATGGCGTATGGGATCAGCAAGCTGACCTGGGCCGAAATCATCACTGCGAAGCAGGCCGGCAATCCGTTTTCCACGATCAAGTCAAACCTGGCTTCTTTGGAAAGCGCTATGAAGATCCTCAAGCTCGCCCGCGAGGAACGCTTTGCGGTGCTAGGTGTTGAAGATGCTGGTAGCGCCACTTCCGAGGAAGAGACTTTGCCTTCGCTGATCGTGAGCGAGCTGTCCTCAGAGCAGATCGAGGAGATGCGGACCATGCAGCCGCCTGATGAGGGTGATGACGACGAAGAACTCTTCAAGGGGCCGTCGAACGTGGTTCTAGACGGCTCAGAAGACGAGGATGACGAAGACGAGGCAGACGCCCTGTGAGATTAAATGCCCCTACAACGGCTTCTAAGGGCGCTAGGAGCGTCCTAACGCTGCACCCCAAGCAGATGGAGGTCTACAAGAATAAGGCGCGCTTTCGGGTCGTGGTGGCTGGGCGTCGTTGGGGCAAAACTGCAATGTGTCGGGTGCTGATGATCACCAGGGCTGCGGCGAAGTCAAAGCAGAAGGTCTGGTACGTGGCTCCATCCTATCGGATGGCAAAGCAGATCATGTGGCTTGACCTGCAAGACGCCATCCCAAAGAAGTGGATAAGCAAGATTAACGAGACGACGCTTTGCATCACACTAAAGAATGGATCGCGCATCGAGCTAAAGGGAGCTGATAAGCCTGACTCCCTGCGTGGCGTCGGTATTCACTTCTTGGTGCTGGACGAGTTTCAGGATATCTCTG